GCTGGGAGCAGCTGGTTGAGGACTTTCTAAGGGCTAAGGGCGATGCGCCGGCGTTGAAGGCGTTTGTGAATACGCGGCTGGCGGAGACATGGGAGGAGGACTATGCGGCGAAGATCAGCGCCGATGGCTTGATGGAGCGGCGGCAGGATTACAGGAGCGGGCTGTGCCCTGCAGGTGTGGTGCTGCTGACTGCTGGCGTCGACGTGCAGGACAACCGGTTGGCGGTGAGCGTGTGGGGATGGGGCGAGGGCGAGACGGGCTGGCTGGTGTGGCACCAGGAACTAATGGGCGACCCGACGATGACGGAGGTGTGGAGCCAGCTGGATACAGTGCTGGCGACTGAGTGGGAACACGAGAGCGGCAAGACATTGAAGGTTGCTCAGATGGCGGTGGACTCTGGCGGCCATTGCACGCATGAGGTGTATCGGTATGTGCGCGACCGGGTGGGGCAAGGCGTGATTGCAATCAAGGGCAGCAGTCGGCGCAATAGTGCAGCGGTTGGCAAAGGCAGCAAGGTGGATGTGAACTGGCGAGGCCGGGTGATCAAACGCGGCGTGACGCTGTACCAGCTGGGCACCGACACGATCAAGACCACGTTGTTTGGTCGGCTGCGCCACAACCAAGCAACAGGAGGGCTGCATTTCGGCATGGCCGCGGATGAGGATTACTTCAAGCAGGTGACAAGCGAACGGCAGGCGTTGCGATATCACCGCGGCTTTCCGATTCGGGAGTGGGTGAAAAAAGCGGGGGATCGAAACGAAGCATTGGATTGCTTGGTTTATGGCTATGCGGCGATGTTGCTTTATGGGCGGCGGATGAATCAGGCAACGATGTGGGAACAGCTGAGAGTGCAGCTGGAAGAGGGCAAGAAAGCACCGCTAAGATCGAGGAAGAAAGCGGCGCCTGCCGCCCCGTCTGCGTTTGTCAGCAACTGGTAGGCCGTGAACATCCCCAGCACAATCCAGGCCGGCGACACGATTCAGTGGCGGGACGTTGAGGGTGTGGACAATCTGGGCAATGTGGTTAGCAGCGCGGACTATTCGCTGACCTATTGGCTGCGTACTAATACAGCAAGCGAGGGCAGCAGCGCTGTTGGCACTGCCTATGGGACTGGGTGGGAGTTCACGATCAGCGCTGCGACCAGCGGCGCGTTTGATGCTGGTACGTGGTACTGGCAGGCGATTGCCAGCAAGGCTGGATCGGTGATCACGCTGGGCGCTGGCCAGCTGACGGTTGAGCGGGCACTGAGCTATGCCGGCACACCGGGCGCGTTTGATGGACGCAGCCAAGCGCAGATCGATCTCGACGCTGTGCAGGCTGCGATCCGCACGATCATCAGCGGCGGCGCTAAGCAGTACACAATCGGCAGCCGCAGTTTCACCAAGCTGGATCTGGGTGAGCTAATGGAGCGTGAATCTAAGCTGAAGGCTGAGATCAAACGAGAGCAGATGGCGGAGCTGATCGCCAATGGTCTTGGCAATCCGCACAATCTGTTCGTGAGGTTCTGATGGGATTGCGCACGCGGCTGTTCAAGGCGATGGGATTCGAGCCGGTGCGGCCGCGTGCTCGGGCGTATCAGGGTGCTCGCGTCAGCAGGCTGACCGCTGACTGGGTGACTAGCGGCACCAGTGCCGACAGCGAAATCAAGAGCAGCTTCAAGGCTCTGCGCAACCGGGCAAGGCAACTATGCCGTGATAACGACTATGCGCGGCAGGCGTTACGGGCGATCCAGAACAATGTGATCGGTCATGGCATTCGCCATCAGGGGCAGGTGCGGATGCTGCGTGGCGGCAAGTTGGATGAGGCGATCAACGGTCAGATCCACGAGCAATGGGAGAAGTGGATGAACAAGAACCGCTGTGATGTGAGCGGGATTCTTGGCTTCCACGACATGGAACGCCTGGTGGTGCGGAGCTTGGCGGAATCTGGTGAGATCTTCATCAGGATGATCCGCCGGCCATTTGGTGATAGCCAGGTGCCGTTCGCACTGCAGGTGCTTGAGGCGGATTACTTGGTGGATGAGGACATGCCGGCTGCAAAGGAAGGCAACTTCATCCGCATGGGCATCGAGGTTGATGGATTCCTACGGCCACAGGCATATCACTTCTACACGCAGCACCCTGGTGACACGGCGATGGGTGTTGGCCGTGGCCAAGGCATCAAGCGGATCCGGGTGCCTGCTGATGAGGTGATCCATCTGTTCCTGCCAGAGCGGCCAGGGCAGACCAGAGGCGTGACATGGTTCGCATCGGCGCTGATGCGGTTGCACATGCTGCAAGGCTATGAGGAGGCCGAGGTGGTGCGCGCACGAGCGAGCAGCGCACTGATGGGCTTCATTCAGTCACCCGAAGGTGAGCTGATGGGTGATGAGTTGTATGGCTCAGAGCGCGTGAGCAACTTTGAGCCGGGCGTGTTCAAGTATTTGGCGCCGGGCGAGAGTGTGACGGTGCCGGATCTTAATGCACCTGATGGGCAACTTGAGCCATTCACGCGGTCGATGCTGCGTGCGGTGGCAGCTGGTGTGGGTGTGTCGTTTGAGTCGGTATCGAAGAACTTTTCAGAGAGCAACTACAGCAGCAGTCGGCTGAGCCTGCTCGAGGAGCGCGACACCTACCGGGTGCTGCAGCGGTACATGATCGAGAACTTCCATCAGCCGGTGTTTGAGAAGTGGCTCGAGATGGCCGTGCTTGGTGGTGCGCTGGACCTGCCTGGCTATGAGACCAACCCTGACCGCTATCGCGCTAGCAGGTGGGTGCCGCGGAGTTGGGAATGGGTGGATCCGCAACGTGAGGTTGATGCGTATAAGACTGCTGTGCGGTGCGGCTTTAAGACGCTTGGCCAGGTAATTGCTGAACAAGGCGGCGATCTGGACGATGTGCTGGTGTCACGGCAGGCTGAGCTGGCGATGCTTGATGAGATGGGCATCGTGGTCGATACCGACCCGAGCGAGGTGACTGAGGGCGGCTCGGTGCAGGCACCGCTGAGCATGGGTGCCACTGCACCATTCGCTGAAACGCAACCGCCTGTTGAGGATGATGGTTACGTTGAGCAATCAGCGCTCGAAGATCCGACCGAGGCGCCTGAGGATTGATGGCAACGATCAACGGTGAGCAGATCGACCTGATGCCTACCGATGGGATGCGTGAGGAAGCGCAACGGTATCGGGACTGGAAGGATGAAGGCCAGGCCGGTGGGACTGCAGTGGCCGCGGCCAGGGCGCGTCAGATCCTGAGCGGTGATGAGCTGAGCCCCGATACGGTGATCACGATGGCGGCATGGTTCGCGCGCCATGAAGTGGACAAGCAGGGTGAAGGATTCAGTCCTGGCGAGAATGGTTATCCATCACCGGGCAGGGTGGCATGGGCTGCATGGGGTGGCGATGCTGGCCAAGGGTGGGCTAATGCAAAAGCAGATAGAATCAAGGCATTACAAGAAAACCGCTCGATGGAATTAGGGCGCCCCTATCCCAACGAACATGCTGCGCGGTTGACTGATCCTGGGCAGTATGACTCGTTGCGTCGAGAGAACGATGCAGGCGGCCCAGGCATTGACTTCATCTACGGGATCAAGGCTGGCAAGAGCGAGATTCAGGCAATCCGGTTCCGCAGCTCGCAGTTCACTGCAGCTGAGGCTCGCAAGTGGCTGGCTGATCATGACTTCAAGCCGATCGAGTTTGAGGAAGCCACTGGTGATGACGGCACGCGCGACATCACGCCTGATATGACACCCCGTCAGGTGCTGATGTATGAGGCGCTGGAGGACATCGTTGAAACGGTTGGTCAGTTCCAGCAGGACATCGGCGCCAATGGTGCGCACTACGTTGATGGCAGCGGCAACCCGTTTGCTTCCGAGGGTATGGTCTGCGCCAACTGCGCGTTCTACCAAGGACCGAAGGCTTGCGAACTTGTGACCGGCGAGATTGATCCGGCTGGTATTTGTAAATTGTGGGTTATACCGGAGAGGCTTTTGACGATGGATCAGCCTGAGGCACCGATTCCTGCGGTGGGTTCAGAACAGCGCGACATGGCCGAGCAAGGTCTGCGGCGGTTCCATTCGGTGGCCTTCAACCGTGCCGCTGAAGATGGCGATGGCCGCACTTTCGAGTTCCCGTTTAGCTCTGAATATCCTGTTGCTCGTTACTTTGGAAACGAGATTCTCAACCATGATCCGCAATCTGCGGATCTAAGCCGATTGAATGACAGCGCACCGCTGTTGTTCAACCACAACCCTGACAAGGTTATTGGCGTGGTTGAGCGTGCATACATTGATGGCAACAGCCGTCGAGGTTATGCGCGTGTGCGGTTCAGCCGCAATCCATTCGCTCAGGAGATCCTGAGTGATGTGAAGGATGGCATCCTTCGGAATGTCTCCTTCGGCTATTCCATCGACAAAATGGAAGAGCGCGGTAGTGGCGACTTTGTTGCCACTGCTTGGTCACCGTACGAACTGAGCATCGTGTCGATCCCGGCCGATGCACACAACGTCGGCATCGGTCGCCATCTGGCTACTACCGAACCCGCTGCTTCGGCAGCACCAACACCTGATCCCGTTCCTCAAATGGACAACACCACCCCTGATCTGGCAGTGGTGCGGGCTGAAGCCGCTGAGGCCGAACGCTCCCGCATTGCCGGTATTTCTGCTCTGTGCGATAAGCACGGTATGAACGACCTGGGCCGTCAGCTCGTTGAGTCTGGCCGCTCGATCGACGAAGCTCGCGCCATTGTGCTCGACAAGCTGGGCGCCAAGCCCATCGAAACCGTGGCTCCCATCGACATGCCACTGCAAGAGCGCGCTGATTACAGCATCACCGCTGGTATTCGCGCCATGCTGACCGGCGACTGGTCTAGCCGTGAGGCTGGCCTGGTGCGTGAGGTGAGCAAGGAAGTTGAGAAGTCTGGCCTGGTGAAAACCACCGAGCGCAGCTTCTTCGTTCCCTTTGGTGTCCTGGCTCAACGCGCCACCTATGTGACCTCTGGTGCCACCACCGGCGGCAACCTGGTTGCTACTGATCTGCTCGCTGACCAGTTCATCGAGTTTCTGCGCAACCAGGCTGTGATGCTCAACCTGGGCGTCCGCACCCTGCCTGGTCTGGTGGGCAACGTGGCGATCCCCCGTCGCTCTGCTGTTGCTTCTACCTACTACCTGAGCACCCAGACCACCGCGATCACCCAGTCGGAGAGCACCTTCGACCAGGTGACAATGAGCCCGAAGAATCTGGCAGCCCTGTCGAAATACTCCAGGCAGACCCTGCTGCAGGGCACTCCTGGCATCGAGGAGCTGGTGCGTCGCGACCTCACCGATGGCATCACCCTCGCCATCGACCTGGGCATCCTGAACGGCTCCGGTTCTTCCGGTCAGCCCACCGGCATCATGCAGACCTCCGGCATCGGTAGCGTTGCCATGGGCACCAACGGTGGTGCGATCACCCTTGAGAAAGTGGTTGATCTGGAAGCTGCCGTGATGAACGTGAACGGCGCTGTCAATCCTGACAATGTTGCCTATGTCACCAACTACAAGGTGCTGGCTGCTCTGAAGAAGCTGCGCGCTGGTGGTTCTACTACCGGCGACGGTCCCTTCCTGTTCAACGTGGATGGCGCCGCTCTCGGCCGCTATCAAACCCCTGCTGCTCTTAACGGCTATCCTCTGGCCGCTACCAACCAGGTGCCTAGCACCTTGACCAAGGGCAGCAGCAGTGGCGTTTGCTCCGCGCTTGTGATGGGTGACTTCAGCCAGGCCATGGTTGGCTTCTGGGGCAATGGCCTTGAGATCACCGTGGGTGAAGACAGCGATGACTTCAGCAAGGCTCTGACCAGCGTTCGCGGCATCGTCTCCTACGACGTGGCCGTGCGCGATCCCAAGAGCTTCGCCGCCATCCTGGACATCACCACCTGATAGGAGCGGGGGCGGGCAACCGCCCCCCTTTTTTTCTCATGAAGGTTCTGATCTCGATTGACTGTGCTGCTCAGGGTGAGTTCCTTGAGGCTGGCAAGACTTATGAACTGGATTCCAACGTGGCGACCGAGTTGATCCGTATCGGTCGCGCTGTTGATGCACCAGCTGAAGATGTGAAGCCGAAAGCATCGCGCAAGGTGAAGGCCGATGGCGCTAGCTGAAGACCTTGGCATATTTCTCGACGACTTTGGCGTCAGTTGTACTGCTGGCGCGGTGACTGCTTTAGGCATCTTGGATATGCCTAGCCAAGTCCTGGCTGATGGCATGGTGATCAGCACTGATTACAGCCTGACTGCGAAGGCATCAGACTTTGGCAGTCTGCTTCGCGGTAGCGCCATCACTGTTGCCGGTGTTGCTTACACCGTGCGCGAGGTGATGCTGATTGATGATGGCAGTTTTGTTCAGATCGGGATCCAGAAGACATGACAACACGCCGCGAGTCGATCCTTGCTCGGATTGAGACGGTGCTGGCTGGCACCACTGGCGTTAGCACGCGGATCTACCGCAGCAGGGTTGAACCACTGGCGCGTGGCGAAAGCCCAGCCATCGTGATCGAACCGATCAACGACTCGGCTGAGCAGAACACCAGTCTGCCCACGCTGGACTGGAGCCTGACGGTGCGGATCGCTGTGATCGTGCGCGGTAACGTGCCGGATCAGCAGGCTGATGCCACGGTGGAGTCGCTACACAGCAAGATCATGGCCGACTTGACGCTCGGCGGTTATGCCATTGATGTGCAACCGCGATCTGTCAGCTTTGAGATGGTTGAGGCTGATCAGCCGGCTGGCGTGATTGGCTGCGAATATCTTGTGCGTTATCGCACTTCAGTCACGAATC